CACTAACAGTTTCCACTTGATTGAGTGGACGTGCTTCCAATAATTCTGGTAAGCGAGTGAAAATTTCGTCAAACTGCACCATATAGCTTTCTACAGCTCGGCTTACGACACCACCCAAACTAAGAGAAGGGTGTGCTAACTGTTCCAAAGCTACTTGGTATGGATAAACACTATCTCCTTTCATTTTGGGAGGACCCCACTTTTGGGGAACTCCACAAATTTCAGATATATGCGGAGAAATCAATGTCGGCACAACGATGCTTCGTGGTGTGCTACGAACTGTCATACTTCCATATACCTCAATACTAGTGTTCGGTGTAAGATAGCGTACTGGACTCTTATGGTGAATATCCGTCGATTCAATAAGCTTGGTACCATACTGTTCTTCTGGCATATCGCCTTCACTACATAACCGTACAACTCCCGGCTTATCACACATCTTTAGAATGGCGCCACGCACCATGTCTTGAGACAAATATCCAGCTCCACCTTTAGTACCAAAACCACACAGATGGAAACCCAAAATAGTAGATCCTCGTCCGACAGACACGATAGGGCTCATACACATACCTTCCTGTGTTTCAACTGGCAAATTATAAATACCACCTTGGAAATTTGCACACGTTCGATGCGATACCCTCTGTGAAGAAAACAACGTTCTGAACATTTCACAGTCTCCCTCTTTCGATTTATACACAAATATTCCTTCAGCAGAGCACGGTTTATCAAGGGGTAAAAAGCGTGTCATACACTTCCTGCTGCCAGCACTTGGTACCCACACCAACGTGAAATCGGTGCTGGGTATACTGACAGCATACTCCTGAGAAATCGTGTCGCGAAAATAGCCACCTGTGACTTTGGGAGAGCGGGACCTGCATCTCACTGTAAATTCAGGTGCCCTCTCAAAATGCTTTTGAACAAAGTGTGTAGGTAAAATCATAAAATTACTTTCTACCAAAAATCCACGCACGAAATGCTTATCGCTTTCTACATAAACAACGGAGCTTGCGCACAAAGCTGCAAGATCAGCAGAAGTAGTCGTCTTAGAAGCAGTACTCATAGGTAACGCACTAATGAAAGGCGTCGCCCACATATCTGGTTCAGCATCACGTGCGGCCACATCGGCCATACTTTTGGGACTAAGAGTACCTTGCGGATACAAGACATCCTTCATCTTACGAACATATTTCACAATGTGATACAATGCAAATGCAGAACCCAGAAGCGCCATACCAGCC